CTCTGTTATAGTTTAAAATTTCTGTAACCACATTACTTAATTGTGCGTCATTAAAACCTTTTAATGTATCAAGTAATTCGAAAACTTTTACGTTATCAATTTTTGCTTGTTGTAAAATAATTGTTGCAACTGTTTGAGCACTAGTTGTATCAAAATTTCTTTTTTCAAAGAAGCCAACAGTAGCATCAACTTCGTTGCTTGGAAATTCTAATGTTCGGGTGTAGTATTGATCAAATAATGCTTTTACTTTTGTAGCACTATCTAATACTGTATTATCTTGTGGTAGGTTACCTGTAACATTTGATGCTACTGTACCTGTTGTTGAATTTATATTTTCACCCATGATTAAATCCTTACGTCAAGTTAAAATTCTGATTGTGCGATTTAATATTTGCCATCGCAGTTGATCTAGCAGAATTTTTATCAGCACTTGACAAATTGTTATATGCACTATTTATAGCGTCCGGTGTTGGCGATCCGCCGTTGTTGATATGGTCTTTCTTAAAGTTAGTTGACTTTGCTAAGTCGTCAAGTGCATTAGTATTTGAACCAAGATAATCAACGGCTTTACCTAGTGGATTACCTAGTGCTTCGTTTGCAACTGCACCAAGACCGATAACACCTGCTACTGCTGTAACAGTACTTAGGCTTCCACCTAGACCACTACTTTTTGGAAATGCTACGTTTGCAACACCACTTACATCAATACCTGCGGCTTTACCAATTTGATCTTTTAAGATACCAAAGCCTTCTTGTCTAATACCGGCACTTGATAAGTTTTTAGCATTAGTAACAACACTTGATGCTTTTAATACTGTACCTAAAAAGTTTGAGGTGCTTGAAAAAGCAGAACCGTCTGTAATATCTCCAAACACTTCTGCGGCACCTGATGCAATACCACCTTGGCCAAATAAGTTAACTGCTCCGCCACCTGCTAGTGAATTAGGTGATGGTGTACTATCATAATGTCCACTTGCTGGTCCAAACATCTTAGGTGCTGAACCTTCTGTAATTGGTCCTCTTGCATACCATACAGTTTCATACTGTACTTGCATTTGGTTTTCAACTGTTTGACTATCACTGTTAGCCATAGTATCATGTGACCATGAACTAATAATAGGATTAACTAGTGTGAAACAAGTATATCTGTGTCTTGCCATTTGATAGATTTGTATACTATCAAAGAAGTTTTTATAGGTATCGTTGTCCATACCATATCTATATTTGTTTCGTTCACTGTTTGAATATGTATTACCTCTGTCATATGCAGGGTTACGTGTATTAGGTTGTCTACTACCATCAGCACTTGCATAGTTACCATCTTTAAAATAGTATCTATAATATGCTTCCCACATTGCTGTAGTCTGTCCATAGTTATCATCGTGGAATACAATGTTAATAGGATCATAATCTAAACGTGTTTGTAGATTACGTTTTTTATTGTATTGATGTTTTAGTGTAGTACTAATTTGATACTTTGGTAGGTCAACGCTTTTCACAAGCATATTAAGTTCTTGTGTTTTAAGTTGCGGAATAAGTGCGACTGCTTCAGGGTTTAAGTTAAAACTTACATGATACAGGAATCTATGTTTAGGCGATAGTCGATGTGCATCGTCAACATATAACCGTGCCGCATGAGCAAAGTCCGCCATATTACCTTTTGGACTTAATGCTCCACTTATTAAATTATCTAAGAATCCATTGAGTTTGTTTGCCATACTAATATTTATCCTTAAAATAAAGTACGTATATAAAGAAAAAGGGACTTATTAAAAATAAGCCCCTTTTAAAGTTTCAGGAAATATTATATATTACCTATTAACTTGCGCCGCCGCCTGTAATTGCAGTATTAACTGTTCTACCTACTGCTGTACCAATACCAGTACCTTGTGGTGTTTGGATTGCGTTATCGTATCTAATAGATAATGAAACTGTAACTGGATCGTTAGTAGAATATGCTAATGAGTTGTAGTTAGCACTTTCTAAGTAACAACCGTATAGTTCAAATGTTTCTAAAACTGTTGCTGTGTTAACACCGTTACCACCGTCTAACATTTCAATTCTAGTAACGAATTTGTAATCACTACCAGAAGCCGCACTTGACTGTTCGAAGAAGTCAAATTGTTTCTGTAGTTGTTCGCCAACTAGTTTTTGTACGTTGTTTGAAACATCTTCACGTAGTGTTAATGTAATTGGTTCCCAACTATGTTTACCTGCTAGGTATACACGTGAGTTGTAAACATCAACTGTGATTTGTTCGAACGAAACGTTAGGTCTAGTAACGTCTTGAACCTGTTTTGTCAACTCTGTTGTTGGAGTTGATACACCAAAGTTTTCCAGCGACACTCTAAAGCGATACTGGAGTTTTGGCATTAACAATCCCTGGTTAGATGCTGATGAACTGCTATCTAATGGAACTGTAATTTTTGATAGTGTTGAAATTGCCATTATAATATCTCCTGCTTAATTGTATTTATCACTATTATAGCCCCGCTATCTCGCCTGTATTTTTAAGTCTTAGCGGAATGTAAATGAACTCAACTGCTTTAACTGGTTCAATTGCAATATCCACATACAACTCGTTACGGTCGATTCTAGTTGGTGTGTTGTTTGATTCGTCACACACTACTAGGAAGTCATACAATGCTCTTTGACCTACAAGTTCTAATAGTAAGGAATCAACCTGCGCCTTGATCTCATCTCTAGTGATCTTATCATTAGGTTCAAAGATATAAGGTTTAGCAAGTTTGTTAAGTTGTGAACGTAAGTACACAACAAGTCTTGCAACATTGATTCTATCTAATGCTGAAGCATTTTTTGCTCTTGTTTTCTGACCAAAGTTAACAAGTCCTGCACCACTTAAGAATGTTACTGGGTTAATTGCATTTGAGTACAATGTATCCCTTTGACCTTCGTTAAGTGCAACGCTTTGGAACTCGCCTTCGCTAGTGATGTAACCTGCTGAACTTGCATTTGTAATTCCACCACGTCTTGTACCTGCTGGTGCAAACCATGGAAACGATACTTGATCGCTTAATGCAATAGTTCTTAAGATACCATGTGATGCTGGAACAACTACGTTGTTACCGCTGTTATCACTTGTGAATAAACTTGGGTAAAACATTCCGACATATTCGTCAAATGTTACTGCGCCATCGTCGTTATCTTCAACTGCTAGTTTAACGTTAGTTGCCCACTCATTTAATGAAGTAGCATCTGGTGTTAATCTATATGGTGTGTCACCAATAACAAAAGCACTTAGTCCTCTGTCATAGTTTAGTGTAACTAGTTCACCAATCAGTTCTGAATAGCCTGGACACGCAATCAAGTTAAACAATCTTGAGTTATCATCTCTAATGTCTTGGTTGCCGTTAACCATTGCTTGAAGTGCTTGTACTACAACTTTACGTTGAGCCTTACGTCCAAATGAACCTGCACCGTTTGCTTGGTTACCTGACTCAGTTACCCATCTGTGTGGATAGTAACCTGCCATTGATTCTGGTAGTCCAGCGTTTTCAAATCTTTCGTTTTCACCTGCAACGTCAATGTAATTTCTTACATATTTTCTAACGTTGAAACCTGAACGTCTTAGGTTCCATAGCAACATACCTTTTGGATATAGTGCTGGATCTGGAGCGTCTGGGTCTAGGTAATCACTTGTTAATAGATCTACAATAGTACCTTCTTTATCACTGTTTGCACCTGCTGTATTAATACGTGCATCTGCAAATAGGATACCGTCTTCAGTTGTTTGATCACCTGTATCAAGTTGTACCCATTTTAGTGTAGCACCGTTGTATTTGTAAATCTTAGGATAGTTTTCTAAGTCTGCTGTTGAAATCCAAATGTCGCCATTTTTAAGATCTGTTCCGTCTGACTGTTCAGTTGGTTCAGTAGCCGCTACAATTGGACCTTCTGGATCTGTTTTATCAGCACTTGCCGCCGCAAAGAACGGAGATGTTGCTGACTGATATCCAACCCAGTTATTACCATCATGAATCATAATGTCAACTTCGTCAACAATTGAACTATACCATAATGTACCGTCCGCTGTTAATGCTGTTGGTGCTGTGTCGGAGTTAGTAACAGTTAATACTGCCCAGTTACTTGCAACAAAGTCAGCCGCGTTATTGCTTGATGCTTCAAGTAATCTCGGAGTTGGCGAAGAGCCTGTTGCTGTAAAGCCTGCTAGTGCTAACAATCCGTTTGTGTCAGTAAAGTGAATATCACCACCGTCGTTGTGTTCAATAACAATTCTGTTTGATGAGTCAACACTTGCAACAACGTTTGCTAAGCCTGCTGTGTTAATAGCACCTGCTACTAAATCAGCATCGCCAACTGCGCCTGTTGTAGTTACGCTTACAGTAGTTGCAGAACTTAGTGCATTTGAGTTAGGTGCTGTTTCAGCAATATCAAATCCGTATGTTCCTGCTGTAAGTTGTGTTGAAATAATGTCACCTTTTACAGTTGTGTTACCAGTTGATGATCTTCTGTAAATTTTAAAGTTAGCAATTGGATCGCTGTCTTCATCGTTATTAAATTTAATAAACACATCGCCTGTTGGAATGTTTAGACCGCCTTTTGATTTATCTAAACCATAAAGTGCCGCTGTACCATCTGCATATAATGGAGCAGACTTGCTGTCCCATAATTGTGTAGTGTCATTCCATACTTTAACCTGCCAGTTAGCACCTGCGTTTGGAACAGTTGTCTTGACCCAAATAGAACCTGTTGGTCTTGGTGCTGTGTCAGTTGCTTTGTATTCTGGTACTTGTGTGTGTGGAGCAATTGATAGTTTAGGTGCTTTGTAAGTACCTGCACTCATGCCCACTTCTGTAAGTAGGGTTGAACTGTTTGTTGCTAGTACAATGTCAACGCCAGTTGTGTAAATCTCTAAGTATCCATCAACAACTGCCGCTGATACACCTGCAATTCCTGCTGTTCCGATTGCTGTTACAACATCACTAAGTGCAGTACCGCCTGCTGTTACAGGAGTACCGTTAATGCTCATTGAAACACCGTTAGTGATAGTTGGATTTGCTTGTGTACCTGTTACGGCCGCCCAAGAACTAATCCATGCTGTAGAACCAACCTCTACCCAAGCACCTGACTTATTTTTGTAAAATAGTTTGTTCAGTGTAGTAGTAGATACTAGTGCGTAGTCGCCAATTCCACCAACAGAAGCCTTTGGTGCTCCGCTATCTACTTTAGTTGTGTCTGTGATTACTGTAGGAATCTTGTTAGTAAACGACTGACCACCAGTAGTAGTCGCTGACTTACCGTTCCATTCAAAAATACCATACACTGAATTGGTTGTGTCAAACCAATATGTTCCGTTTGCCGGATTTGCCGCTGGCGCACTTGAAGTTGCTTTCAATTGATTAGTGTCCAAGTTTGCTCTTGTTACGTATGCTCTGTTAGCAACGCCTAAGTATGAATAAGCCGCTTGTAATCCGTACTCATTTAACTCACTACCGTGTAGTGGGTTGTTGTTTGAATCTGTATAAAATAGAGGATCGCCAAATAATTCTGTCAATTCTCTTTGTGATGTAATTAAATAAGGTTTTTCTGCATTAACAGCCTGTGTTGCTGTTGCAGTCCCTGTTCCTGATCCATTTGTTTTATCTTGTGCAGATACAACAAAAATCATTGGTACTGTACCTGGCTCAGCGGGAGTATAAAAACTCTCATCAATTACGCTGACCTGTACTCCTGGTGATACTAAAGCCATTTTGTTTTCTCCTGTTGGTAGTATGTTCCTAAATACTATTCTTACTATTATTTATACGAATTGGAATAAATCATACCGTTATATACCTATAAAAAGGGATCAAAAAGGGCAGGTAAATAACTATATGAGACCTTTATGCAGTTGCGGACAACGACCTGTTGCTATAAATTACTATAAAAAGGGTAAACCTTTCTATAGAAGTAAGTGCGAAAGTTGCACTAGGTATGGGCGTCCTAAGAACGGTCAACCTAAGTGGCAACAGTCAGGATACGTTAAAAAGAACCAATGCGATAAGTGCGGATTTAAAAGTAAGCACGAAGAACAATTCAATGTTTACTACATAGACGGTAACTTAAACAATGTTAGGTTTAGTAACTTAAAAACTATATGTGCTAACTGTAGTAAGATTATCTACAAAGAAGGGTTTAAATGGAAACAAGGTGATCTTGTACCCGATCTGTAAGTTCTTTAATAGTTCCGTTATTTTCAAATACTCTTGTAAACTTAGTCTTTGCCCACGCCCACTCCGATGGGTGTACATCTTTAGGCTCTACGTCATATTCGACATACTCTGTAAACCAAGCAGGATCTTGCCCACGCTTTACACGCCATACTTGACCATTAACTTCGTGTAGCATTTTTGCTTCATTAGGAAAACGCACATCTGGAATAACAAAGTTTTTGTGTGGATTTTCGATGATCTTCTTCTTAGTTAAACTAACCCAAATTCCGTCAAAGAACCCATCACGCATACATTCTGTACCAAACTCTTGTAATACTAAACGAGGAGTAATAGTACGCCCTGTTTCTGCTGTCCAATATTGGTCTACTTGTTCTCGCCAAAAACGGCTTTGCTCAGTTTTACCATCTAGCAGTTCTCTATCCCACTCAAACATTTCTGCTACTGCATCTTTAAGTTTATCTGCAAATGAGATTTTTTCAAAATTATGTTCAGAAATAAGATGCCCAGCAATAGTATCTTTACCACTACCAATTAAGCCGCAAATACCAATTATCATAGAAACTCCTAAGTTAAGTTATTATTATATAACCTAAGTTACTTGTTGTCAAGTATTTTCTGATATGCTTCTTCAAAACCTTCTTCTTTGGCATACGCCTCTTCGTTATGCCATAAGCGTTTGAAGTATCCGGGTGCTGATTGAAAGATTGTTTGTTCGCTTGAATTTAAGTGGCCTTTAACCATCCAAAAAAGCCTGTAGGCTTCTTTGTGGCTAAACTCAGACATTAACCAATTGTGAATCCGTAGCCAACGCCGCCTGGCACAGCAGTAGAAATTTCCTGTTCAAGTTTTTCCATTTCTGCTTGTGCTTCTGCTTTGAGTGCTTCACCGTTTAGTGTTGAACCACCTTGTGGTCCTGCAATAGTAGCAAATTTTGAACGTGCTTCGCCTAACATCATTTTAGCAGTTGCTAGAGCATAGTCCTTAATCCATTGAATTGCTAGGTAGTCTTTTAGTAATTCGCTATCAGGGCGATAGTTGTAAACATAAAGTAATAGTTCTTCTTCTGCTCTTGGACGTTGTAATAACAGTAGTTCTTTTGTTGTAGTGTTCCATTTAAATTCAATAAATGATCCAAACATACGTCCTACTAGTTCTTGGTATCCTGCAAACATTTCGTATGTTGCAAGTCCGCCCATATTAGATGAACTTAATAGATAGGTATTTGTGTATGCCATATTAAATGGTTCGAACAATGTGCCGCCATCGCCACCACCTGTTCTTGAGCCAATTGAGCGTCTAAATAGTTTGCGTACTTCAACTACTTCCTCTGGCAAAATGTATGAATTCTGATCAATAACTGTGGGCAAGAACAAATAAGATTCTTCCACAGAATTATCAGACTTTTGTCTAAATCTAGTCAATGCTTTTTTAAGGGCAGTTTCATAATGAACTGGATCTAGTTCGACATCCACCATGCCGCCACCTAGCATTGAGTTTATATAATCAAATATTTCTTGTTTTTGCTGTGTCAATGTTGCCATATTCTTTTGGTCTCCATATGTATTTATGCGAACGATAAATACAAGTACTATGCCAAGAATCAGTTTATATAAACCCGAGAAGGGAAAAGATTACGAATTTCTAGATAGAACCATTACAGAGATGTTTACTGTAGGGGGTACAGATATATTTGTACACAAATATCTAGGACCTAGTAATCCAGACGAAGAAGACGCTACTCCAGCAACGCCTCGCTACGATGCTGTTAAAGAGACAAATATACAGGATATGTTATTCCTTGAAAATAGGGATAGAAAATACGATCCAGATGTATATGTAATGCGTGGCATTTACAACGTA